CAATTTAACTAGGAGGCTTTAATTATGGAAAAGCTAAAAAAATTAATTGAACGCAAAGCAGCTATTTTAAAGGAGTTGCGCGAAATTCTGGACGCTGCCGACAATGAAGCGCGAGATATTTCAGAAGACGAGGAAAGAAGTTACAATGAGCTGGAAACCGAACTGAATACCGTCGAGGCTGATATTGTAACTGAAGAGGCCCGGGCAGCCCGGCGCACCGATCTTGAAAACCGTGAAAGGCAGCTGGCGCGACCTGTCAACCAGCCCCCGGCTATGGCGGCCACCTTTAGGGCTGAAAACCCTGAAGAGTTTAAAAGTCTGGGTGAATTTCTGTTTTCTGTGCGCTTTAACCCCACAGATCGCAGACTGTATGATCTGTATGAAGAGCGTGAGCAGTCAATGGGCGTCGGCAGCGAAGGCGGTTTTGCAGTGCCCACTCAATTTAGAGAAACCCTGCTGTCTGTTACCCCCCAGCAGGCAATATTTCGCCCGCGCTGTACCGTGATTCCAGCCGGGGATCCGCCAGACAGTGAAATCTCAATGCCGGCCCTAGACCAGGGATCGGCTAAAAATATGTACGGCGGGATCAGTTTCAACTGGATTGCTGAGGGCGGTACCAAACCGGAAACCGATATGGCACTGCGGGAGGTTAGTTTGAAACCCCACGAAATCGCAGGTTATACCGTGTTGACCGATAAGCTGTTGCGCAACTGGCAGGCAGCCGCAAGTGTGCTTGAAACCCAATTTAGGCTGGCGATGATCGCAGCCCAAGAAAACGCCTTTTACAATGGGGATGGAGTAGGAAAACCGATCGGTATTTTGTCAAGCCCTGCCCGCATTGACTACAGCCGGGCAGTTGCCAGTCAAATTGCCTTTGCCGATATTTCTGGAATGTATGCCCGCTTGCGTCAAACGATGGCCCCGGTCTGGATTGCCAGTCAAACGACCATCCCGCAGCTGGTAAACATTGCCGACGCTGCCAGCCAGAATATCTGGGTACAGAATGCCGCAGCCGACCTGCCCCCGACCCTGCTGGGGATACCGGTTTTGTTTCATGAGCGCTCTGTGGCGCTGGGCACTGCCGGGGATCTTATCCTGGCAGATCTGTCATACTACCTGATCAAAGACGGCTCCGGCCCCTTTGTGGCTGCCAGTGAGCATGTCTACTTTACCAGTAACAAAACGGTGATTAAAATTTTCACCAACGTGGATGGAAAAAGCTGGCTTAATGAGCCGATTCCGCTGGAAGGCAGCACCGCCAACACGGTCAGCCCGTTTGTGGTTTTAAACTAATTAACAGGCAGGATTAACCCCCTGCCTAACAAAATACAAGGAGTGTAAAATTATGAAAACAAACAAACTGATCAGTGAAGGGATCAAAGTTGATGCCGACGTTTTTCCGGTAACTTCCGCTGCGGCGTCCACTTCGCTTAACTATGACATGCAGCACTATAACCAGGCTTTGGTAAATGTCTGCGTGGAGGGTACGGCAGGCTTTTCAACAGTATCTATTGATCTGATGGAAACCTCGGCGGCCACCGTGGCAGGTACTTCAGCGGCCGGCGGTAAAGCCGGGATAGTACTTGGCGGCGCCGCAACTTTGATATCCACTGCTGGCGGCGCGCGGCAAATAACGCTATCGATGACTTCTGTAACTTCAGGGTCATTTACGCTTAAAACCGGCAACCTTTCTAAAAAATTTACCTACACAACTTCAACAGCCCTGAACAAGTCGACTGCTCAGAGTTCTACTAATTTATATTTCGGTTCAACGGTCGATTCGACGGCCAATACCGGGATGGCACTGGCTTTTGACTCACTAGCAACGGCGATTAATTCAACGCTGGCCTTTGGTCCGGCTCTAATTTGCACAACCGGGTCAACCGGGTCGATTACCATACAAGCAGCGGACGCAGTAGTTGGTAATCTTGGCGTCCAAACTACGGATGCTAATTTGGTAAGCGCTGCTGTCAATAAAGCGAGTGGCGCCTTTAACATTACCGATGACCAGATGACCAGCACCGCCAACAAGCGTTATATCGGGGTAAAAGTTTCCTCGGCTTCAACGCCTACTCGGGCCGGTGTAACAGTGCTTAGAAGTGGGGGTAGTTATATGCCGCCTACCTTTTCTGGTAAGCTGTCAACCTAAATAATTTAAGTTTTTGATACGTGCGCCCCTGTGGCCTTAACCAACCGTTTATGACGGCCGGTGAGACGGTTGGCCCCCTTGCAACAGGGGCGCACATGCAAGGGGGGATCATGTCAGCAACGTCTTTAAAGATGAGGCAAAAGCCCGATCAGGAACCGATGCCGGATACTACACCAAAGCCACGCGAATTCCATTTACCTAAAAAATCAAAAGTTGCCATCGTAGGATGTGCCGATAGTAAAGACGAGGTAGTATTTACCGACCCGGATTGTGAATTTTGGGGAGTTAATAACCTACATTTATCAATGCCCGGCCCCTGGTCAAGGTGGTTTGATCTGCATACTTTCCGCCATGACGGCAACCAATGGTTACGGCGCGGGGATGCTGATTTTAGAAAACAGCCCATCGATAAATATCTGCAAAGTGTTCAGCTTTTAGATATCCCGGTTTATATGCAGGCGGCCAACCCGATCGTAACTAATGCCGTGATTTATCCGATCAATGAAATACTGGCCCGCTTTGGTAACTATTTCACCAATACGATCAGCTATATGATTGTCTTTGCCATTGCCGAGGGATTTAAAGAAATCCAAATTATGGGCGTCGATATGGCAGTTGATTCAGAGTACCGCTGGCAGCGCCCCAGCTGTGAGTATTTTATCGGCTTAGCTCGTGGCATGGGTATCACGGTTAGCCTGCCGGATAGCTGTGATCTATTAAAAACCCGTTACCTGTATGCATTTCATGAAGTGCGCGAAATGCAATTTAACACAAAGCTATCAAAGATGGGTAAAGCCATGAAAGCGCGGCGCGAGGCAGCTATCCAACAAATGGAGCAATCCAAAAAGCAGGTTGATTTTTTTCAGCGCCAAGTTTTCGAGTATAACGGGGCAATGGCTGCCCGCGATCAGATTTCAATCCACTGGTCAAACACGGTAGACATGTGGCCGGCACCGGATAAAGGGGGCAGCAAAGATGAAAAAGTTTAAAGTTGTCAAGCCCTGCATTGATCAGGATACAAAAAAAGAGTTGCAACCCGGGGAACTGTGGCAGCCGTCTTCTGATTTTGAAGCCGGGCGCCACCTGGCCGAACAAAATGTGATCCCGCTTGATGATACTGTAATTGAACAGGCTGTAAAGAAACCACCGGAAAGCCGCCGCAAAAGGACACGAAAAAATGGGCCTAAGAGTCATTACAGCAGCAACGGCTAATTGTGTGGCTACCACCGAGGCGTTAACCTGGTTTCGGGGCAGCTCTCGCATTGTCGAAACTGACATGCTTGAAAGTCAAATTCGCACCGCCCAGCTATACGCCGAAGATTACACCAAGCGGGCGATCATGGGTCAAACCTGGCGGATCACTTTAAACGCCCTGCCTGAAGATGATATTATAGAGTTACCCCGCCCCCCGCTTCAGACCCCGGCCACGGCTAATGTAACATTTACCTATATCGACACCACCGGGGGCACCCAGACTATGCCGTCTACTTGTTACACGATTGATGCAGAAAGCGAACCGGCCCGAATCTACCGGGCCTATGATGCCACCTGGCCGACTGATATTAGGGATCATAAAGACATTATCACCATAGATTACAATGTGGGCGTGACGGCTACCACGGCCGTAGACCCGCGCTATAAAACCTGGATCAAGCAAAGAGTTGCCAGCTTATATGAAAACCGCGAGGGGGTGATCGTGGGGCGCGACAGCTGGCTTTCTGAAATGCCGCGCGCCTATGTTGACGGGCTTTTAGACGGCCTGTGTGTGATTACGGTATATTAAAAACATGCGAGCAGGATTACTAAATAAAACCATATCGATTCGGCAGATCGCCAGCACGGCCCGCAGCACTGACGGGGCGCCGATTGTCACCCGGTCGACTATATTGGCGGATATCTGGTCACGGGTGGATCCCAAGACCGGTAAAGAGCTTTACCGCGACCGCAACCGCTGGGAAGTGGATGAAACCGATTTTTTTATCCGCTTTACAACGGTCAGCATTACCCCGGCAATGGAAGTTGCATACAGCGGCAATACTTACGATATTAAAGCGGTGATCAATGTGGATGAGCGCGACCGCGAAATACAAATCATTACCAAACGAGTGGCCTAATGGCAGTTGATGCCGATATCTACCAGACTTTAACCACCAATGCGGCTTTAACGGCCCTGGTAAGCTCTAACATATACCCGGAGCATGGCTGGCAGGCCGATCAGGCCCCGGCGGTTATTTATTGGCGCACCCCCGGCGGAGAGCGTTTTCACGATTTAAAGGGCTTTACCGGAAAACGATTAACAGCGGTTGAAGTCTCTGCTTATTCTACGGCCATTGATACCCGCAGATCCATTGCCGATGCGGTTATTGATGCTATGACCGCATCAACTCGCTTTACCTGCCGGATGTTATCACCGGCTTATGATGACTATGACCCAGATACCCAAATTTATGAAAGAACCATGCAGTTTGATGTGTGGAATTCAACCTAATATGGAGGATTAAAATATGGCTGGCATGCCTACAGTAGAAACTCAGGGAACAAGATTTTTTTGGTCGGCTTCAACGGCTTTATCAACCGCCGTGGAGATTTTAGGGGTAAAAAATTGGAGTGGTTTCGGCGGCACTTCACCGGTGATTGATACCAGTGATTTAAATTCAACCGCCCGCGAAAAGAAAATCGGCCTACGCGATGCCGGGGAGTTGACTTTAGGGGTAAATTTTAACCCGTCAACCTCAATTTCACCGGGGCTGGCGGCAATGGAAGCCGATGCCGGAACTCGCACCATGAAAAAATTAGCGGTAAAGTTTTCCACGGTCGATGCCAACGGGATGGGTAAAAAAGTTGATGCCTATTGCGGCGGGGTTACCATCGACGGATCTGAAGACAGTATCGTTAGCGCCTCTGTACAGGTTATCTTTGCCGGCGGGGCAAGCAATACCACGTTTGCAACTTAATTAATTTTTACCAGCAAGGGGGATAGTTATGAAATATTTGGATCGGGCTGCCATACTGGCCGCCAAGGATTTTGCTATACAACCGGTATCAGTTCCCGAGTGGGGCGGTGATCTAGCAGTGCGCACCTTTGACGGGGCTACCCGTGCCCAACTTTTAAAGCCGGTTAAGGGCGGGGAGATGCCCCCCGACTGGATGGAGCGAGTAATCGTGGCAACTGCCTGCGATGCTGCCGGCAAACTGCTTTTTACGGCAGCGGATATCCCGGAGCTAAGCAAAAAATCAGCGATTATTTTAGAGCGAATTTTTACGGTTGCAATTGAGTTAAATGGCCTGGCGGTTGATTCTGTAGAGGCCAAAAAGGGGGAATTGAAGCCCACCCCGAAATGATATTTTACTACCGGCTTGCACGGGAGCTGGGCATAACTGTAGGCCGTCTATTGCGAGAAGTCTCTAGCACCGAGATCACCGGATGGATGGCTTTTTTATCTTTAGAGGATGAACTAAAAAAGCGCAAAAAAAGCAAAGAAAGTACCCTGGCTCTAGGGGCTTATATTGATAAGCTGGGGCGCGAAGCTGAAGGGCGCAAACAGAAAAAGAAAAAACGACATGGCGACCCCAAATAAAGGCCGGTTCAGTATCAAGTGGTATACCAAAGAGCTGTTGCAAGAAGTCAGATTGATTAATGCGGATGAAGAAAAAGCAGCGGCCCAACGCATTATGAAACGCATTCACAAAAAAGTGCCGGTCTCTGGGGGGCAAAATGCGACCACGGGCGCCCGCCGCATCCGTAAATATAAATATCACCAGCAGTGGAGAACCCGCCGCCCCGGGCGGTTAAAAAGCAGTATTCGTGAAGCACCGTCAAAGTTTAAAGACGGCGGGCACCTGGTTTTCGTAGGCGGCCACCTGCCCTATTATGCCTATTGGGTGGAAAAAGGAACGGTGTTTACTTACAAGCAAAAGTACGGCCGTAAGGGCGAGCAGTACATGAAACGCTCTGTTGATTTGGAACGGGCGCGGTTTATCCGCAATATGCGAAAAAGGTATTCTATCTAATGGCAGCCAAAAAAATATCAAGCGTTTATACTGAACTGCGTGCCCGCATGGATAAGTATGAACGCGACTTGAGAAAAGCAAAAGGGATTACTGAAAAAGGGGCTGATAAGATTCAGCGGCGGCTAAATAAGATCAGCTTCAGAGGTGCTACCGCTAGCATGGCAAAGTTTAGCCGTAGTTTTATGCGTCTTCAAGCCCTAATGGGAGCCGGTTTCATAGGCTACGGCCTGGCCCGGGTTGCCGGATCTTTTTTAGAAGTAGCTGCCAGCTTTGAACAAATGGAGGTAAAGCTTGATACCTTGACCCGTGGCAGGGGCAAAGAGACCCTTGAAGCAATTAACGCCTGGGCGATTACAATGCCGGTAAATACTCGCGCGGCGGTTGACTCTTTTGTACTGATGCAGGCAATGGGCCTGGACCCCACTATCGAAAAGCTTCAGATTTTAACTGATGTAGCGGCCATTTTTGGCGATGATGTCTTAAAGCGGGTCTCTTTACAGTTGGGGCAAGCTTCGGCCAAAGGCAAGTTAATGGCCCAAGATCTAAACATTATGGCTGAAGCTGGGATTAATGCCAGAAAATACATAAAAGAAGCCTTCGGAATGACCCTGAAAGAGCTTCAGCAGTCATCGATTGCAATCGAAGATCAGATTGCGGTTGTTTTTAGGGGGATGGAAAAAGAATTCGGCGGGGCTGCTAAGCGTATGATGAACAGCTGGCAGGGGTTAAAAGCCGTCACCGAATCATATTTTGTAGAGATTGCCCGCAAGCTGATGGATCAAGGTATATTTGACACCTTAAAAACCAAGCTGGCCGAAATCAATACTGAGATGAAAAATTGGATTGATACCAATAGCGAATTTTTATCCCAAGATTTACCGAATGCCATTATTACTATTGCTGAGGCAGTTGGAAATCTAACCATCGGACTTGCAAAAACAATTACCTTATTAACAGATGACACCGTTTGGGCCGCAGTCAAGGCCGCCAGCGGATCAGCTGAGCCGTGGGTTGAACTTTATGACCGGCTACAGAAAAAAGAAGCAAAATTTTGGGAAGATCGCAGAAAAAACCGCGTGCGTGGCAACGTGCCGGATATGACAGAGGCACTAGAAATGCAAAAAGCCTATCTATCCGGGCAACGCTTAGGCGCTGGGGCTGGGCTGGATAGCTGGCAACTAAAGGCATATAAGGGACAAGAGAATACCGGCTGGACAGCAAGGGGGGGGGAATATTCATTTTTAAATCGCACGGATACGGCTTACCGCATGTCCCGGGCCGGTGGGGTTGTTAGTGGCATGGGCGGGATCGAGGCTATGAACCGCAAGGCATATGATTACGGCCAAAAGCTGGCCGCCAACGCCCCGTTGGATAGCTGGCAGATAAAGGCTGAAAAAAACTTTGAAACGGTAGTTGATAAAGCTGAAACGTCCTTTAATACAATGGCTGATTTGTCAATGCGGGCGGCGACTTCGATGGAAAGCACTTTCAGCAGTTTGTTTTTTGATGCCATGCAGGGAAAATTAAAAAGTTTTAAAGATTATGCCGGTGCCATTTTAAACAGTATTCAAGGTGCATTTGCCGATGTTGCCAGCCGATCAATCGTACAAGGGATAATGGGCGGCACCGGGTTTGGCAAGCTTTTCAGCTTTGGCGGCGGCGGTTATATCGGGGAACCGGTCAAGGGGGTTGGTATGAAGACCGGTAGCAGCTATGAATTTCATGCCAATGAGGTAGTAACCCCGGTTAATAAAATGGGCAGCAGTCAAGGCGGCGGCAGAGGGACTGAAGTTACGGTTAATAACTACAGCGGGCAGCCGGCATCCGTACAGGAAAATACTGATCCGGATGGGCTACGGCGCATCATAATTGACATTGCAAAATCAGACATTATGCGCGGCGGTCAGCTGGCCCGTGCCCATGAGCAGGTGTACGCCGTGACCCGCCGGGGGCGCATCGCATAACCAAAAATAAAAGTAAAGGATTGATTTATGGCAACCTGGCCCGCAAGCTTACCAAGTTCATTTTTGCTGGACGCTTTTTCTGAAACGGCCCCCGATAACGTAATTGCAAGTAAGATGGAAGTAGGGCCGCCCAAGACCCGCCGCCGCAGCTCCGCAGCCGTGCGCCATATCAGCGGTAATATGATCATGACCAGTACCCAAGTCGGTATACACGATACCTTTTTTACCGATACTTTATATGACGGGGCTGAACCTTTCGATCATGCGGACCCGCGAACCACTGCCAGCTGTGAATTTTTATATATGCCCAATAACCCCCCGATTTATACCCC